TTAACATCTTTTGCACAAGTTTGGCACGGTTTTTTGTTATGCGTGTGCGCCCGTGAAATTGTTTCACGTGGAACACTGCCACACCGATGCACAAAATAAAATGTTTCACTTGGAACACAACACAAAGAGTTAAGAAAAGTTAAAACGAAAATAAATTGTGCGCTTATGCTTGTATGTTAGAAAAAAAGTTGTATCTTTGCAGTGTTCAATTAAACATTTTGAAATTATGAAAGAGTTGATACAACATTTCAGAGAGCAACCGAAAGAAGCAATTAAAGAAGTTGCAATGTGTGTTATGATTTTCGCCGTATGTGGTGCGATGTTGTTTTTATCTGCAATTTTGCAGGGGTGTAGCGTTTCAAAGGGTGTAACGATACGTGGCAAAGCAACGATAGTAACAACCGATACAACGGTTGTAAAGCACAACGGGGCGTTGAAATTTAAGAAGTCTATGTTTAACAATTAAAAGTTTACTACAATGGAAGAAAAAAGAAACGCATTTGACGAGTTTAGTTTTGCCGCTTTGTCGGCGTTGGGTAGCCTTATGGCGTGTAATGAAGTTTGCCGCAACCAGCGTGCGGTTATGAAAATAAACCGCTTTCGTGCGTGGCTTATGGACTTGAAGCCGCAAGCCAGCCCCGAACCGAATTTGTCTTTTGACGGCGAACCGCAAGGACAGACAGCCGAATAATTAACAATAAGTTTAACAATTAAAAGATTACTACAATGAAAAGTTTTGCAAGTAAATTTAACAAGACAACTTTCGGGATTGACACAACCGATTTTCAGTACACCAAGTTAGCCGATATTTTCCAGTCTGAAAGCGAGGGCGGCAAAGATGTGATACACAAAATCAACGGGCTTTATGTCCACAAATCACAATTAGGGGACAGCCCCGTAATAATTGATGAGGAAAACAAACGGTTAGTGAACCTACCAAGCCACACCGCCGAAACGGTACGTGAAATTCTTGCCGATGATGAGGCAGTACAAACTATCAAAGACGGCAAAGTTGGTTACACAATTTACGAGTATGAGAGCCACGGCAAGAAGTGTTGCTCTATTTCGTTTGTGGATTTGTAAGAGTTTGAAAAGTTATGTTTAACTTTGTAGGGGTTGCAATGTTTGTAACCCCTATTTAATATAACAGCGTTATGGCAAAGTTAGGTTTTAAGATTAAGTTTACAAAATCGGTATTTGGTGCAACCCAACGGGCGAAAATCAAAAAAGAGATATTGCAAGCCGTTGAAAGCAGCCCCGAATATAGAAAAGAGATTGCAAGGGTTTTCCAAATGGCAAACCGCCGTATTCAGAATATAGAGCAAAGCGGACAACTTTCGCCAGCCGTGCAAGCGTTGAACAAAGGCGATATAAAAGGGTTTACCAAGTTTTCAATGAAAGGCGATTGGAACACCCTAAAAATTGAGTACGGCAAGGCGATTTCGTTTTTACGCCAGCCAACCAGCACGGCGGCAGGTGCAAAGCAGTACGGACAACACCTGCAACGTATGTACGATTTAACGCCCGATGAGTACAACCTTATGGCGAGAAACCTGCAAGGCAAGTTAAACAGCGTTTCAGACAGCGATTTCGTGGAACGGTATTTGATGCGGTACAAGGATTTCACGGGCGAAATGGAGCAAAGCGCAAGCGATATAAGCACCCAAATTGAGAGTGAAGCGCAAAGCATATCACGGGCGATTGATGCAGAGATAGAAAGGCAGGCAAATGAGGTTGCGGACGCAATGAACGATATGCAAAACGATATAGAGCGCATTTTGCGCAACTTTAATAAGTTTGGGTTATGAAAAAAATACCTTTTGAGTTACAAGAAAGAATAAACAGCCCGACCGAAATAAACGAAATACTGAAAGCCGCCGTAAATGAAAAGAACATTATCGGAAACAGCAAGGGCGAACGGTTTTACAACATACCGTGCGCATTTGATATTGAAACGACAAGTTTTTACCGTGATACGGACGGACGGGCGTACACATACGAGCAAGTGCAACGTATGCAGGACGGGAACGGGCGCAAGGCGAAATTAGAGAAAGCCGCAATTATGTACGTTTGGCAGTTTGGCATAAACGGATATACAATAATGGGGCGCACGTGGGGCGAGTTTGTTACGATGATGCAGACCGTAAGCGAGGTTTTGCAACTGAATGACAAATTACGCCTTATTGTGTATGTGCATAACCTTTCATACGAATTTCAGTTTTTGCGCAAGTGGTTTGAGTGGCAACGGGTTTTCAGTATTGATTTGCGCAAACCGATTTATGCGATAACAACGGGCAACATTGAGTTTAGATGTAGTTACTTGCTTTCGGGTTATTCACTTGCAAAGTTGGGCGAGCAACTTATGAAATACAAGTGTGCAAAAGCCGTGGGCGATTTGGACTACCAGCAAATAAGGCACAGCGAAACGCCGCTGACCGATGCGGAAATACATTACTGCATAAATGATATTAAAGTTGTTATGTGCTATATCCAAGAACGTATCGAGGAAAGCAAAGGGATAACGCACATACCGATAACAAAGACGGGGTTTGTGCGCAAGTATTGTCGGGCGCATTGTTTGCGTGAAAAGAGCGATGCAGGAAAGACCGTACCAAATTGGGACTATGTAAACTTGATGCAGGAACTACAAATTACGGGTATGAATGAATTTAATATGCTGCAACGTGCGTTTGCAGGCGGTTTTACACACGCAAATGCAGAATATGCAGACGAAATAATGTACAACGTGGATAGTTACGACTTTACAAGCAGTTACCCGTATGTAATGATAGCGGAAAAATACCCGATGTCGCAAGGCGTTGCAATAACGGTTAAGAGTACGGCGCAATTTGAGTTTTTAATATCAAAGTATTGTTGCGTGTTCGATATTGAGTTTACCAACATATTTGCCAGCGAAACGCAAGACAACCCGATTAGTGCAAGCAAATGTTTCGTGAAAGAAAACCCGTGCGAGAATAACGGGCGTATTGTGGCGGCTGCAAAAATTGCACTGACAATTACGGACGTGGATTTTAACATAATCAAAAACTTTTATTCATGGGAAAGTATGCGAGTGGGTGAAATGTATTGTTACAAGAAAGAGTATTTGCCGACCCCGTTTGTAAAATCTATCCTGCATTTGTACGAAAGCAAGACGAAATTAAAAGGCGTTGAGGGCAAAGAAGTGGAATACTTAAACAGCAAGGAAATGTTAAACAGTTGTTACGGTATGGGTGTTACCAACCCTTTGCGTGATGAGTTTACATATAACGGCAAGTGGGATATTAACTCAATGACAGCCGAACAAAAGCAGGAACTTTTATACAAATACAACACCAGCAAGAACCGTTTTTTGTTTTACCCGTGGGGCATTTTCGTAACCGCATACGCACGGCGCAACCTTTTCACGGGCATACATGAAGCAAAAGACGATTACATTTACAGCGACACCGACAGCATTAAAATAATGAACGGCAAAGCGCATGAAGCATATTTCAAGGCTTATAATATGCAGGTGCAAATGAAATTGCGAGCCGCCTGCAAGTACCACGGTTTGCCGTTTTCCCTTTGCGAGCCGCAAACGATAAAAGGCATAACAAAGACTTTGGGCGTGTGGGATTTCGAGGGTACATATACACGGTTTAAGACTTTGGGAGCTAAAAGATACATGGTGCAAGAACCCAACGCACTAAAAGCAGGCGGACGGGCATACGATTTTAGTTTAACCGTTTCGGGCGTAAACAAGAAAGCCGCTATTCCGTACCTTATTGAAAAGTACGGGGCTGACGGGATATTTGATGCGTTTACCAACTATTTGGATATACCGCCGCAAGCAACGGGCAAAAACATACATACTTACATAGACTACGAGATACAAGGCGAGATAACCGACTACAAAGGCAGCACGGCGCATTACAACGAACGCACCGGCGTACATTTAGAGCCAACGGGGTACAGCCTTTCCCTTTCGGTTATGTACATAAACTATTTGCGAGGTATTAAATTTAAGGACTAAAATAATAAGAGTATGACTACAAGAAAGACAAAGACAGACAAGCCGAAATTTTACGACTTGAAAGCGATTTTAAGCAAGAACGCCGATTATAACGTGATATTTGGCGAACGTTCAAACGGCAAGACTTATGCAGCCTTAAAATATGGTTTGGAAAACTATATCAAGACGGGCAAACAAATGGCATATATACGCCGTTGGCGTGAGGATTTGAGGGGTAAACGTGCCGAAAGCCTGTTTGCAAACCACACCGCAAACGGGCTTATTGAGGAACTGACAGAGGGCAAATTTAATGAAGTGTTCTATATGTCTAACAAGTGGTTTTTATCTTACTACGATGCAGAGAAAAACAAGCGGACACCCGACACAACCCCGTTTTGTTACGGGTTTTGCCTTTCAGAGCAGGAACACGAAAAAAGCAGTAGTTACCCGAATGTTACAACGATAGTGTTTGACGAGTTTCTGACACGGCGGTATTATTTGCCCGATGAGTTTATGTTGTTTATGAACCTTTTGAGTACGATAATACGCCAGCGCAACGATGTCAAGGTTTTCATGTTGGGCAACACGGTAAACAAGTTTTGCCCGTACTTTACTGAAATGGGTTTGAAGCAAGTGCCTTTCATGGAGCAGGGAACGATAGATATTTACCGCTTTGGCGAACACGGTGCAATAGTGGCGGTTGAGTATTGCAGCAGCACCGTACAACATAAAGCCAGCAACAAGTATTTTTGTTTCGATAACCAAAACTTGCAGATGATTACGGGCGGCAAATGGGAACTTGCAGTTTACCCACATTTGCCGTGTAAGTACAAACCGCAAGACGTGTTGTTTGTGTACTATATCAAGTTTAACGATGTAGTGTTACAAGGTAACATTATCCAAGTAGGCAACGAATGTTTCACGTACATACACGCCAAGACAACCCCGATAAAAGATGAGGAAAACAGCCTTATTTATTCTTTGGAAATGAACGGCAAACCGAACTACAAACGCAAGTTGTTAAGCACCGCAAGTTATGTTGAACAACAAGTTGCACGGTTTTTCGCAATAGACAAAGTTTTCTACCAAGATAACGAAATAGGCGAGATAGTACGAAATTATTTAATTACGAGTGCAAAAACAAACATTGTTTCGTTGAAATGAAAATAACGGGCGGTTTGGTGCAAATTTCGTGCCGAACCGACCGTTTTACGAAATAAATTCCTATCTTTGCAAGTAGTAACTAAATTTATAACGATATGGACGCAAATACTATTATTCAAATCATTTCAAGTTTAGGTTTTCCGATTGTGATGTGTGGTGCATTGTTTTGGTACATGGTGAAACAAAGGCAGGCGCACCAAGAAGAAACGGAACACCTAAAAGATACGATTGAGGAAAATACGAAAGTGTTAGCCGAACTTACAACACTGATTAAAGTTTTGACAAATGAAAAGGAAAGATAACATTTACAAGTTGTACCAGCAACAAATAAGGGACAAAGACACCGCCGTAACTGAATTTATGGCAAACACGTTGGCGAAAACTCAAAGTATGTTTGCTTATGAGGGTTTGCCCGACAGCATACCGCAAAAAGAGTTGGAGCGGCTTTTGCAGACCACGGGCAACGCTTTTGTTACCAGCGTGGACGGCGTTTTGTATGCGCTTTCGGGCGGCAAAGGCGGCGAACCCGATGTTTACGGACGGGCAACGCTTTACACCGTGGCGAACCCTGCATTAAAGTTAAACAAAACCTACGATATTCAGAAAGACGGGGTTTTGATTGAGAATGACAGCAACGGCGAAAGTCTTTTGCCGCTTATTGGGCGTTATGCAGTCCTGCATACTGACGGGCTTATTTCGTTGAACACGGCAAGCATTTTGACACGTATCACGATGCTTATAAGTGCCAGCGATGACAAGACAAAACAGAGTGCCGATGAGTTTTTGCGCAAGATAGAAAACGGCGAGTTTTCAATTATCGGGGAAAACGCTTTTTTCAAAGGCGTAAATATGCAGACCGCACCGACCACAAACAGCGTGTATATTACGCAACTTATTGAACTGATACAATACTACAAAGCGAGTATGTACAATGAGTTGGGACTAAATGCCAACTACAATATGAAGCGTGAACGGCTGAATTTGGGCGAGGTATCTATGAATGTGGACGTACTTTTGCCGTATGTGGATAATATGCTAAAAGAAAGACAAAATGCAGTTGAGAAAATTAACGAAATGTTCGACACCGAAATTTCGGTTAAACTTGCAAGCAGTTGGGGTTTGGAAAGGGATAATTATAACGCTTTGGCGGCTGATTTGGAAACGGCAAAGGAAAACCCCGACCCGACAGAGGAAACAACCGAAACAGACGGAAACGACACCGAAACAGACGGAAACGACACGGAAACAGAGGAAACAGAGGAAACGAAAGAAACGGACGGTAACGACACCGAAACAGAGGAAACAGAGGAAACAAAGGAAACAGAAACAAAAGACGATGAGTAATGAAATACAACGAACTATTTACAAAGGGTAACGGGATATTTGCAACGGTTTTCAAGACTGAATACCCGACAGAGTACGCCGCAATTTTCGGCGATACAGCACCCGAAAAGTTGGACGCTTACGCCTTACTGATGTACGGCGGCAAAACCGTTGTAAGCAGCATAACCAGCGACAACGCAAGCGATGTTGTTTCGGCGGTGATTGCGGTAAACGTGCAAGGCTGGGAACGTGAAGCGGCGGCGATGTTAGCCGATTACGATGTACTGACACCCGTAACGGGGCAAATTGAACGGACGGAAACCGTAACTTTGCAGGAAAGCACGGACAACACCGAAACGGGCGCAAACAAGGCTTTTAACGACACCGATTTTTCAGACAGCGACCGAAAGACCGCAAACGATGAGAGAAACCGCACAGAAAGCCGCCAAACAACCGAAACCAGCAAAGGAACGGGCGCAAGCAAATCAATTTCGACCGAAATTGCAAAAGAAATGCAGTTAAGGCGTGATAATTGGAGAAAAAACATTATCTTCGCACTTGTAAGAGAATTAACAACGAGTATTTACGAATAACTAATTTTAATTTTTAGCAATATGGAAGTAAAACAGATTTACAAGATTATTAACAGCGTATCGGGTGAAGTGTTGGGACGTACTGACATTGTAAACGATGATTTGACGGGCATTGTGGATTTGGGCACAGAAGTGTTTAACCAGAGTGCCGTTGATAATTACGTAAAATCACTTGTAAACCATATCGGCAAGGTGATTTTCGTAAACCGACCTTATGCGGGCAAAGTGCCGAGCGTTTTAATGGATGCGTGGGAGTTTGGCAGCGTGTTGGAAAAAATAAGTGCCGATGTTCCCGAAGCAGAGGAAAACGACACGTGGGACTTGAAGAACGGACAAAGTTACGACCAAGATGTTTTCCACAAACCGACCGTTACCGCAAAGTTTTTCAACTCAAAGGTTACGTTTGAAGTGCCCGTATCAATCACTGAAAGGCAGGTTAAGGAAAGTTTCAGCAACGCCGCCCAACTCAATGGGTTTATTTCGATGATTTATGCAGCCGTTGAAAAATCAATGACTATCAAAGCCGATGCGCTGATTATGCGCACAATTAACAACATGGTTGCGGAAACCGTGTTGGCTGATGCGCAAGCGTTTGGAGCAAATGCGGAAGGTGATATGACAGGGATAGACCTTGCAAGTGCCAGCACTGCAAGATGTGTAAACCTTTTGAAGTTGTACAACGATAAAACGGGCGCAAGTACAAAATTAACCGCTGCAAAGGCGATAACCGACCCCGATTTTATCCGCTTTGCGTCTTACGTAATGGGAACTTACGCCGACCGCCTGCAAAGCATTTCGACCGTGTTCAATGTTGGCGGCAAGGAAAGATTTACGCCGAAAGATATGTTACACGTTGTACTTTTGTCCGACTTTGCAAAGGCAGCGCAAACCTATCTTTATTCAGACACGTTTAACCGTGGTGATGTGCTTTTGCCGCAAGCCGAAACCGTACCTTTTTGGCAGGGCAGCGGACTAAACTACGAGTTTGCCAGCACGGGCAAAATTAATATCAAGGAAAGCGGCGGCAAAGCCGTTATAATTTCGGGCGTGTTGGGCGTAATGTTCGACCGTGATGCGTTGGGCGTTTGCAATTTAGACAGACGAGTAACAACGAACTACAACGCAAAAGCCGAGTTTTTCAACAACTATTACAAGTTTGATGCAGGGTATTTCAACGATACAAACGAAAACTTTGTAGTATTCTTTATTGAGTAACTCAATAGGTATTAGATTGTTTAACTTTGGGCGGTGTGGGTGCAGGTGAAAGCGCACCGCACCGCCTTTTTTCTTTGCAGATATGACAACGATAAATTTTTATTCATACAACGGACACCCGAACACGGTAAACAAGCAGTTAGGCACGTTTACGGCGATTGAGGGCGATTTGCGGCAAACTTTCGATGTGTTGCGCCCGACCGTCACACTACGAAAGCAACCCCGACCGACTTTCAATTATTGTTACATACCCGATTTGGGGCGGTATTATTTCGTGGAAAGGGTAAGTTTTGAGGGAAACAACGCCTACGAACTTGCATTGCGTGTTGATGTACTCAAAACCTACGAAACCGAAATTTTGGCGGCAACGGGGCGAGTTTCTGAAAGCGACAACCCCGACCCGTATATTTCAAACCGTGAAACGGTGTACAAGCGCACCCCGAATTTCGAGAAAGTACCGTTTGCAAATACGGGCTTACTGAATGACACGGGCGGCATTATCATGGTAACATTAAAAGGAACTGAAAATTAAAAGACTATGGCAGTAACGAATAAAGTGCCTAACAGCACGGATAACAGCAAATGGCAGGGTGATGAGGGTTACGGCGACCCTGCAAGCAAGGATATGACAATAAGCGAGGACGGCAAAACAGCAAGTTGGAGTAATGACGATTTCGAGACAAGCGACGAAATAACGCTTACGGGTACGACAGCCAGCGAGGGAACGCCCGAAATAACCGTGGTGAACAACATAACCGACACGCTACAAGAAACGCACACATACGACGGCGATGTAGCCACGATAACCGTTGAAAGTGAACATTATCCAAGATACCGTTTTATAGACCCGAAAGCGACCTACCAAAGCACGGACGGGGGACAAAAAACGGTAGATATGCAAGTTGAGGTTTTGAGTTATTACAGCCTTGCAAAAGTAACGATAACCGATTTAGACCCGACCGAACCCGTAACACTGACGGGCAAGTTTGTAGATGTGGTAAACATTGAACCCAACTTTTCAAATTGTTATGCCGACCCACCGTTACCCGAATTTTTGCAATTTGGTGAAACGCTAAATGTAACTATAAAAGCGAACGAAAACACGGCGTTTGACACGGAACAAAGTACGCCCAACTTTTTCTATTATGACGAAAACGGCGACCCTGCAAGAAAGGATTTGACCGTTTCGGCTGACAAGAAAACGGCAACGGGCAGCCTTATTTTACAAGGCAACCTTTCTGTAAATGCCCAAGCGTACCCCGTTACCGTTGTAGGACAGCAGTACGGCGCAATAAACGTGTATTTGGTAACACTTGATGAGTTGGCAGAGTTTAGCGGCAAACGGTTTTTCAAGGTAACGGCCACCGACCCCGAAACGGGTATGCCTATTTATGAAAACATTGATTTGGGCGCATACGTGAACAAAATACGCCGTGTTTACACCAACATAGGCGCAAGCAGCACCGATGTAATAAGATGCGGTAACTACAACACCGAGGTATCATGCCACCAGCCAGCGCAAGACAAAATAACGCTTGACTTTGGCACGGCGGTAGTACCAGCGCACAATGAGGACAACACCGACTACGAAAGCGAAATACAAATCTTTTTGCCGTTTGCAGGGTTTGTAAACCTCAATACAGATTATGCAGGTAAAACGATAGCTTTGCAGTACGTTATAAACGTGGTAACGGGCAACGGGGTTGCGCTTTTGTCCTGCAACGGCGTTGTATTTCAAGTTGAGGAAACCGAACCAAGCAGCGAAATAATATACCTTTCACCAAGCACCCAAGTTAAAACCGTGGGCGGCGATGATTGGAACGAAATGTTATATTACGGCTTAGAACCTTACATTTACTGCAAGTGGTACGAGAGCGCAAGCAACGGGCGAAACAATGACAGACAAACGGGCATTTTAGGCGATTTCAGAGGGTTTAATATCTTTGATGATGTAACACCTATCCACACCGCCGAAATGCTGACAGAAGAGCAGGAAATGATATACACGGCTTTATCTGACGGCGTTTATATTGAGTAACTGAAAGGCAGGATAAAAAGAAAGGCGGCAACTTGATTGTTACCGCCTTTTCTTTTCGCTTGCTGATTGTTATTTGTCCTGCAATGTTTCAACGCCCGTTAAACCGATGTACAAGTTTGTCGGGTAACATTCGCAAAGGTTTTGAACCTACCGACCAACTTTTCAGCGGCGATAAAGTCATACGCTTGATTTTTGCAGGCGCACTCTTTCGCAAACTTGATGCGTGTATCACGGTTAAACACGATTTGATTTTCCAGCATATCGGCGAGCGTTTGCATACTTTCGGCAACGCTTTCAAGGTTTGTGCGAATTTCGGGCGCATTTACAGCCAAAAACTCAATGTGTTTCTTACTTTGCAATACCAAGTTTTGCATTGCGTTTAACACTTTCTGATTTTCAAAAATTAAATCTGTTGTTTTCATTTTGTTTAAGTATTTAATTGTTTAACACGATGCAAATGTACGCATTTTATTTTACCTGCAAGCCGTTGGCGTGTTATTTTGTGTTAAATTATTCTTTTAACTTTATTTAACAATGTGTTCCAAGTGAAACATTTTATTTTGTGCATCGGTGTGGCAGTGTTCCACGTGAAACAATTTCACGGGCGCACACGCATAACAAAAAACCGTGCCAAACTTGTGCAAAAGATGTTAA